CGCTTAAACAAAACCCAACAATATGAAGTACAACAAATTAAATTCTTTGGTTGCCAACATTAACGCAGTCATTGGAAATTCTGAAAGTAAAACACAAAAAAAACTCGTAAAGATTTATGAAAAAGTCAAATCCCACCACGAAAGCTATCAAGCCCAAGTTGAAGAACTCCGCCTTGATAACGCATCAACCGATGATAAAGACATTTTATTATTGGATGAAAAAGGTGGTTACAAATTTACTAAAGAGAACATCAAAAAATTAACTGCTCAAGTTAAAGAACTAGGGGAAAAGGAATTTGAGTTTACTGCTATTCCTGTGGTTAACCCACAAGGTTTAGAGCATTTTAGTTTCCTTGAAGATTGGACTACTGGGATTACTTTCGTTAAAGAAGAAGAAGAAGAATTGTAATGAAGTTTATTAAGGACAATATTTTGTTCATAGCCATAGTACTTTTAGTGTTATGGCTATATTTTTTGGTTAAACCTGCCTATAGAAAGACTCCTATTGACTTGTCTAAGTATAAGAAAGTACTAACAATCCACGATACGATCTACTCAAAAGCGTACATAAATAGGTACAGAAAGGGGGATTCTATACCCTATAAGGTTATAGATACTCTATATACGCATATATCCGATACGATACGCATAATATCCGATTACAACCAGGTTAAGGCCTATTCCGATACTATTAGGAAAGATTCTAATATCTTTGTAATAGATGACACCATAGGCCAAAATAGGATCATTTCTAGAGGCTTCAAGGCTAGTCTAACCCAAAAAACCATCGTTTTAAGAGAGTTCTACGCTAGTAAACCGACTAATACCCTTTATTGGGGCATTAGAGGCTCATACAGCCCACTTAATGGCTTGGAAGTACTAAGTCCTTCCTTGATGCTAAGTGTCAGAAATAAGGCTCTAATAGGCCTTAGCGTAGATATTAGTAAAAATTACAATATTGGGTACTCTGGTGGTATCTACTTAAAAATAGGAAAGTAATGAAGGAATTGTTACAGGATTTGGGTATTAATATCGGTATGTCAGTAGCAGGATTATTTGGATCGGTATTAATGGTGGGTAAAGATGCTGCTATGGATTTAAGAAAATCGGTTACCTCCATATTTGCAGGAGTGGCCTCGGCTAACTATTTAACACCTGTAGCATCGGATATGTTTGCCGTAACAAAGGTTAATTATCAATTTTCAATAGCTTTTTTATTAGGTTTTTTAGGGTTAAAAGGAGTAGAATTACTTTTAACTAAAGTACTAAAGGATAAAGTAGTGCCTAAAACTACTGTTACTCCACATAAAATACCAACTAAAAAGTCAGTTAAAAAACCTAAAAGATGATACAAAATGCTATCAAAAACAAATTTTGGGTAATATCAATACCAGTTGCAATTATCGTTATACTATCAATGGCATCTATTAAGGAAATAGAAAATGCACAAGTACAATTAGATTATGGCAAAAAAATTAGCTACTACCTAAGAACCTCTACAGATTCACTTACTTATTATGCGATTGCATATACATCTACAAAAGATACTAGCTTTTTAAACCAATTTAATAATCATTTAAACAATAGAAAACTTAAAAAGTTCGTTTTAGATGATAAAGCCTTAAAATATTATAATCAAGGGTTAAGGCTTAGTAATGAACTTGCCAACCAAATAGAGAACCCTGCTTTTAAGCAAATGGATAATAAAGCATTTTTTACGCCTTTGTACATAGACTACAAAGACAAAATATTTAAAAATATAGATTCTTTAAGGACAATTATGTCAAATGATGCAAATGAAAAACTAGAAAGAGAAGTCCTATTTCTTAATATTTATATTTATAGTTTATGTATTACAATTTTGATTTTAATAATGTTTATTAGATTTAAAAAAGAAAGTAAAGCCCCATTAAAAAAGGCTCCTAAAAAGAAATAAAATGAAGCAATTTTTTACAGAAGATAACGGAAGATTAAGTATGAAAAGATTATGTGGTTTACTATGCGTAATATCATTATGCGTTACTATGTACCACAATAGTTTTAGTGATGAACATACTGCCCCTGCAACAATACTTGTAGAATCAGTAGCTTTGTTAGCATTCGGTTGTTTAGGCTTAACAACAGTAGAGAAAGTATTTAAAAAATAGTTATGAAGTTATCAGCCCATTTTGATTTATGTGAGTTCACCAGGAGTGAATCAGCAAAGCGTGAAGGAGTTAGTAATATGCCAACACCTGAACACCTAGAGAATATCAAAACATTATGCGAGAAAGTATTAGAACCTATAAGAGCCAAGTTTGGCCCAATTAATATTTCTAGTGGATACAGAAGTTCTGACCTTAATCATTTCATAGGAGGCAGTTTAAATTCAGATCATTGCAAAGGCCGTGCGGCAGATATAGATATGGATGGCCATGGTGGAGAGGTTAGTAATACTGACATATTTAATTACATAAAGGAAAATCTTGATTACGACCAATTAATTTGGGAGTTTGGTAGTAAAGAGAAACCTGATTGGGTTCATGTGGGATACAGAGGAAAAGAGAATAGAAAGCAAACTTTGAGAGCAACCAAAGTAAACGGCAAGACTACTTACACGGCTTACTAACCAACAACCAACCAATATGAGCAAAACCAAAAATGTGGGTATCATAGGCGATACGCACTTTCCATTCTGTCATCCTAAATACCTCGACTTTTGTTATGAGGTATTCAACAAGTTTCAATGTACTGAAATAGTCCACATAGGAGATGAAGTGGACAATCATGCTATTAGCTTTCATGAGCATAACCCTAATGGGGAGTCTGCTTCTAAAGAGGCTATTATGGCTATGCAACAATTAAACATTTGGTACAAGCGTTTCCCTAATGTAAAAGTCTGTATAGGTAACCATAGTGCTTTACATAAAAGAAAGGCTTTAGCTAACGGATTACCAGAGAGATTTATTAAATCCTATGAAGATGCTTGGGAAGCTCCTAGAGGCTGGAAATGGAGCTTAGAATGGGAAATAGATGGTGTTCTATATACCCATGGTACAGGATCATCAGGACAAGCAGGTGCAATCAATAGAGCAAGGGATGCTAGACAATCAACTGTAATAGGTCATATTCACTCCTTTGGGGGAGTTTTGTACTCTTCAAGTGATAAGGATATGATATTCGGTATGAATGTGGGTTGTGGCATAGATATTAATGCCTATGCAATGGAGTATTCACGACCTTTCCCCAAACGACCAACATTGGGTTGTGGAGTTGTTTTAGATGGCGGTAGAATTGCTATATTTGTGCCCATGCCATTAGGAAGCAAGATAGTAAGGCTTCCAAGCAAAAAGTAGGTTAAATCCGTTATAACATAAGTGTATATTTCATTGATAATCAATGATGTGTGCACTTTTTATTTCTATAATAATTAAAGCGTAAATTTGTATGAAGACCAAAGCAGAACTAGAAATCGATGAGTTGATGAAAAAAAGGGATGAGTTAGAAGTAAGATTGAATTTAATAGTTCAAAAGCTTAGGTTAACAATAATAAAACATAGCATATTAAATGTTACTTCAAATAACACAATTAACGGAAGATGATAGCTACGAGTTTGGTGATGGCACAGAGCCATCAGAAGCTTGGATAAATATCCATTTAGTTGAATCCGTTACAGATGATGAAGAGGATAAAGATAAGTGCTATGTGTATATGCAATCACAGGACTACTTCTACATAGATGAGAGCTCAGACTCTTTTATTAAGAGATATCAAGAGGCTTTATACGGAACGGTGTTAACTAGATTCTACGATAAAACAAATAGGCAAACATAAGAAGCTCTCTCATAGTTGGTGGTGTTTTGGTTTCCCCTCAGGTAAAATCTGGGGGGTTTTTAGTATAAAAAAGCTCCATCGTAGAAACGACAGAGCTTACCTTTATTTCAAAAAAACACACAAAACTATTTTTGTTTATACTCCTTTATAGCGTAAGTAATTAAACCTACTAAAGTAAGTACATATAATGATCTAGCAAACCAATTCCAAGTAAGAGGATTAAACTCATTCATAATAAATGCGAATGGTAGATAAACTCCTACGAGCAAAATTAATAAATTAACCACTACATCCTTAATATTTGTTTTCATAATCATTTGTTAAATAATGGTAAATTCTTAGCTGGTTGGCCATCTTTAACCCAAGTGTCAAGCTCGATATAGAAACCTGCTTCACCTGGTGTAGATCCTTTCTTTTCTTTGATAAGGATATTAGCCCAACCATTATTAGTTGCTGCAAAATCATTCATCTTCTTTAAGTCATCTGGGCCGAATGATACTTTCTTAAACTCCCCAAATGCCGTTTTCATTGTTTGTGACCTTCCTAGGAAAATCTTTTCTTTACCTGCTGCCATGTTATTTATTTTTGGTTATTAAATGCTACTGTTATTCTTTGGTTCTGCCTTAGAGTTTTGTAAGATTACTTTAAGCTGAGGTCTATACTTTGTATCTATTGCAAAATCTACTAATACCTGATGCAAAAAATCATAGGTGTCTTGTGTAAACTCATCCTTTGCTTTCTTAACTGTCTTAGGAGCTTTTTCTATCTTGTTTTCTAATTCTACTTTTTCCATTTTACTTTGTTTTAACGGCCTTGGCCTCTATAATCCTTTGGCTTGGCACTATGTTTATTAAATGATTTCTTTGCTCTACCTCGTTTTCTACTTCCGAAGCTCACCTTTGTCGAACTTCCAGTCTTGACTTTCGCCATCTTGATTATATATTTTAACTATTATTGATTCATCCCTAATCTGCTGACATAACATTGCAGTTCCTCCTGCGTTAGCTAACTCCTCTAAGAACACCATTTGATCCGAAGAGAGTCTGTCGCCAATCGCTTTAATCTCGCAGCAAACAAAGTGGCCATACTTTTTGCTATAACCAATAATATCAGGAACTCCTTTCTTACCAATGAATGCTCTACCTCTAACTGCTAGGTTATTATTCCTCCATACCTCGCATCCATTATCTTTTAGATAATCCATCATCATCTTCGTTAAGTCACTTGCAGATATGTAAGCCATGAGTCAAAGTTAATATATATATTTAATATACATTAGTACCATCGTATCAATTCTTCTGTTGGCATCTTAACATACTTGATTCCATCCTTTACTTTTATCTCACCAACTCGCCAGTATCTCCTTGCTTTAACTCTTAAGAACTCTGCTCGTATAAAAACTATTCTATCCCTTAAATCAAGGTTAAATGCAAAAAATTCCGCCCTTGTGTCACTTATGCCACTAGGTACACCATTATTTTCGTACTCAAGTAAGAAATACTTTTTCTTTAGTGCTTCTGTTTGATGAATAACAATAACCTTTGTGCTCTTAGCAAATAGTCGGATAGCCTGGTAAGTTCCATCCTTAGCCTTGGCTTCTTCTATCTCAAATTTCCGTCTATTCCTGTATCCTTTGGCCATTTCTTAATTGTTGTTGATTCTCTAATCTCAAAGTAATCTGTATCTTCTAAATCAGATAGTAAAAGGATTTTTAGTACTTGCGTATCGCAATAGTCTAATTCTATTTTGTTATCGCCAATCTTAATTAGAAACCCATCATCAATATCCTTAATAGAACCTGCTTTTTGTCCGTGCAGATATTCAGTCCATTCACTATTGCGAGAATATAGGCAAGTTCTTTTGCCTTCCTCATACTTTAAGTCGTAATCGTGTTCTAACGGATCACCGACATTGTTGGTTACATACACTTGTTTCATGTTATTTGCTTTGGTTAATTTGATGGCACATTACAATCATCATCACTCATTGCCTCCGATACTATTCTTATTTCCTCTTGATTAAAAACTGCATCAATAAAAGATTTTTGGAATCCTTCTATAGTCATTGCTAAAATAAGTGCATCTCTAAAAGACCACTGATAATTACAATTATTAGTATCAATTTCAACCTTTGCAGTGTCATTACTTTGTTGTACAATAATTTTCATATGTTATTTATTTTGGTTTTAAATATTATAATCTTCAAATTTCATTGTTTCAGGTAGGAATCTTAATGCTATATTTTTTGTCGATCCGTGTCTATTCTTCTCTACCTTACAGATAACTAAATCATTGGTAGCATATTCCTTCCCACCAATCTCAATAGGTTCTATCATCTCGTAGTAATGTGGTCGCATTAACATTATAACCGCATCAGCATCTTGTTCGATAGAACCTGATTCTCTTAAGTCAGATAACTGTGGCATTTTATCTCCTCGTTCCTCTACTCTACGAGATAATTGAGATAGGGCGATAATAGGTACTTCCAACTCTTTAGCCAAGGCTTTAAGGCTTCTACTTATGTAGCTAACCTCTTGCTCTCTGTTTTGGTTTGATTTGCCTGTACCACTCATAAGTTGGAGGTAGTCAATAAAGATTACCTTGATTCCATACTTTTGTTTCAAGATGGTGGCTTTTGCTCTAAGTTGTGTAACACTAATACCGCCCATATCTTCAATATGTATGGGGGAAGTCAATAACAAGTCATCTGTTTTGAGAAGCACCTTCCTTTGTGCATCATCAATAGTATTCATTCTAAGCCATTTTAAGGGCAGTTGTGAGCCGATTGACTCTAACCTTTCAACTAACTGTTCGGAGCTCATTTCAAGGCTAAAAACGGCCACAGGAACGCTATCTAAACAAGCTAGTTGGTAGATACTAGAAAGCATAAAGGCAGTCTTACCCATCCCTGGTCTTGCAGCTACAATTACTAAGTCGGGTTTAACCCATCCGCATAGGGTATTATTTAGCTCATTAAAACCTGTGTTATAGCCCAATAATCCTCCTTTTTGAGCCATATCACGAGAATAATTGATTGATAAAATAATATCTTCCATCATCTTCTCGTAGATATTGCCAAACTCTTGTAGCTGAATGAGTTTTTTGGATACCTCAGCCATAAAGTCCATGGTTTCAGCTTCTCCGTTAGTCGCCCCAACAACAAGCTCTCCACCCAGCACCACCAACATCCTACGCTTATATAGCTCTATGATTAATTCTATGTGGGTTTCTAGGTGAGCAGTTGATACTACATCCTTAGTCATTTCAGAAAGGTAGTAGGCATTAACTTGATCCGTCTGTTTAGCATCTATGATTCTTTGGTATAGGGTAGTGATATCTATGGGTATATTCTTATCATACATCTCCCTTATTGTCTTGAATACAAGCTTATGCTTATAGTCGTAGAATATATCCTCTTTTAAGTAGTTGATTACTAATGACAATGATTTTTTGTCGATTAATAATGCTCCAAGGATATTCCTTTCAACATCTAGGTTTTTTGGTAGGTTTTGTACTTGAATCATAGTTTTTCTAATTCTTTTTTAACTTCCATATAATATACCCAACTTGAAGGTGATTCGTGTTGAGTTATTTCTATTATTTCATCTACTGCTATTATTGCAATTTTGCTAATTTGTCTATTACTTAAATGAAACCCAAATGATAACATTTGGTCAAAGTATTTGTCAAATAATTCTTGTGCTTTTTCTCTTGGTGTCATTTTAATTTTATTTTGGTGTTTTGTGTTGTAACAGGTTCAAAGTTCTTAGAGTTTTTAGTCCATGTAGCTATTCTTCTACTTATGTCAAAGAATTTTTGGTCTTGGTATCTCATTTTACCTTTAGCATCTGCTTCTGTCCAGTAGTCTAAAAAGGATTGGTATTGATTTCCTAGTTTATCTTTAAATTCATCTACTCTTTTAAGGAAAGCTTCCTTATCGTTATATAACTTATTAGTATTATTAATAGATGTATTATTAATCAATGTATTATTACCCTTCGCCTTTTCCGAATACCCCTCTTCGGTTTTCCGAATACCCCCTTCGAGTTTCCGAATAGGTATTGTAGGTGTTAAAATCCTTTGTTTTACTTGCTTACCTTCATAGATTAGAAAGGTAGTAATATATCCTTTAGAAACTAAAGATTTAACTATCTCACTCACTCTAGAATTACTTAATTGGAAAAACTCACCGAAATAAGCGTTAGAGGCAAAGCATCCTTTTTCAGCATTTAAACTATCTACCTCGACTAAAAACAATTTTTCCATCCAAGATAACTTCTCATCCAACCATACCTCTTTGGGAATCCAAACTCCCTTAAAATCTCTGTTCATAAAATAAAAAAGCCCCATCAAATTCCCCCCAGTCGGATTGGGGGTTCATATCAAGGGCAATAAGTTCTTAATGAGTATCCGACACTCATGACAAATCTACAAAGAATTTTCAAACTTCTCTATTGTTTTAAAAATCTCATGTGCAACCTGAGGAACTATAGCGTTTCCGTATCCTTTAATTGATTCTTTACACCATTTAGAAACGGATATAGAGTCCAATTCGTGGGAAAGCCCATCATCTCCTCCACGAATGCAGGGTGTAGTTGGGAAGCCTTGCCAACCTTTTGAGCTATATTGTGCTTCAAATTGCTTCTCCTGTCGAACTTCTCCGATAGCTTCGCTGTTCCCCCATGATGATCCGATGCCATTGGTGTTGGTAGAAACCCCATCGCTATAAAGTGAGTCAGGTACATTGCCCTCCTTTCCCCTCCATAAATCTCCTTCCTCTTGTTTACTTCCTCCATTGTTGGAATATCTATTCTTGTGCAATTCGGAGTTGGTAACAAGCCCAATTTCATCATTGTTGGTTTGTATTGACTCATTATCTCTTGTGCTAAAGTTCCGCTGTTCCCACTCGTTGGGTTCTTTTTCCCACTTGTAACCTCCCCATCCATTCTTGTTGGTGTCTTTAAAAGCGATGAACCATATTCGTTCTCTTCTGTGGGGTGCGTCTTTACTTGCAGCTGGAATAAGAAACGGTTGGACTTCATATCCTTCCCTTTCCAAGTCAGAGCACACCTCGTGGAATACCAATCCCCCTCCCCAACTAACAAGTCCACGAACATTTTCGCCAATAACCCACCTGGGTTTAATCTCTTTAATTGCTCTAAGCATTTCAGGAAAGAGGTGTCTTTCATCGGCAGTTCCAAGCCTTTCTCCTGCACTTGAGTAGGGTTGGCAAGGGAATCCTCCTGTAAGGATGTCAATTCTTCCTTCGTGAACAGTGAAGTCTGTTTTAGTGATGTCATTGTAACTAATTGAATTTGGAAAATGATGTTTAAGTACTTTTTGTCCGAATGGATTCCATTCACAATGGAATATGTTATCCCATCCCATCCAATGGGCTGCTAAATCAAATCCTCCAATTCCGCTGAAAAGCGATCCGTGTGTCATATGGTATCAGTTTTAGATATTCTAAAAACAACCTTCCTATTATCAACTATAAAACGCTTACGAGCAATAGGGTTTAATGATTCACGGATCACTTGTGATGCTATCTTTGTTTTACGACTAGCTGCCGCTGCCGACTTAAATAACACCTCTTCTTTGGTGTCAGTATAAACCATTCTAATTGGTATTGAGTTCTCTAATCCTTTAATCTCCTGTGACATCTGATTTTGGTTTAAAATGGTTTTTTAGGCCTTTAATGAATGATTGGTTTGTAGCATGGAACTGCCTTTTAGAAAAATACTCCTCATCTATCTTACCGCCATCCATGGCATTGGGATATACGAGTATGTCATCATCGTAAAAGTTCCTAACCAGACTACTGTCGTATAGTACGACTTTCCAAATAGTATTGGTGTCTGATCCGTAATCAATCCATGCGATTGCTTTGCCATAGCCTAGTGGTGTTAAAACATCTATTGTTTGTTCTAATTGTAGTATCAAAATAATCGTTTTATTGCTTTGATTTTAAAATATAATTCCATAAACACTAGCAAAAAAATAGCTAGTGGTACTGCTACTAAAAAAAACTTAATCATTCCTAGCGTTTTCATACTATTTCTTTAAGGATATTTTGAAAGTAGTTGTACTAAACTTAGGAGCAGGATAAATCATCTCTCCAGTTTCAGGATCAACCAATGGCTCTTTGATAGTCTTAAGTAAAGACTCTCTTTCTTTCTGCTTAAACTTAATAGCTTCTAACTCTTGGTTATACTTAAGCCATGTATGGTCACCATCATAGGCATATTTAACTCCAGATTCGATTCTAGCAACCTCAGCATCAAGCACCATAGCTTTGCCTTGAGGATGTAAGTCTAACTGATTAATGACATCTTCTTTTAACTCAGCTCTAATCCCTTCTAGCAACTGTACTAATGCTTCTGCTTTAACGAGCATTTCAAGGGGATTCTCGCCTGTTTCTCTGAAATGTGTTACAACTACTTGTTTCAATAGTTCTATGCTAAATTTGGATGGTGTAATTGAATTTAATTCAATAGATGGTAGTAAATTACTCATGTTATTTCTTTTTTGTTGTTAACGATTCTTTTTTAGCCTTCATTAATTTCATTAATTGCTCATCTTTTTCTATGTATTCCTTATTAGCAAAAAATACATCAGTCAAATCTTTCATTCTTTTTGCATCTTGAATATCATAAATGATACCTTCACGATTTATTTCAACAGGTACATCTTCAGCTACAACTTCAACTACTTTAGGTTTTTTGGTAGGGGTTTCATCTTTAGCCCTAGCATCTGCTTTCGCATCTGCAAAGTCCATCTCTTCAGCAGGTGTCGCTTCAAATCCAGCAGCTTTCATCAACCAAGCTAATAAGTTTCTGTAAGCTTTACCGATTGCTCTTGTTTGTGCCATAGATAAAATCGCATACTCATCAAATCCTTTTTTACTTCTTTCAAAGTTTGAGCATAAAGCAACTCCAGTAGCTACTAACTGACCGCTTGTAATATTACGCACTTCGCACTTGGCCATGTACTTAATTTCTACTTGACCTGGTTCTGTTCCTCTTCTAGTTAAGTCGGTAGTTTCTGTAATGATAGGCATTAATCCTAGTGAAGCACCAGCGAATTGCCAACCTTCGACATTCACGAATTGTTTACCTTGTATGTTACTTGAGAGTCCTTTTTCTTTTATCAACTGAGATAATTCAGTTGAAAGTTTAAGCATTGAGTCCTTGTTGATTAATTCATACGAAGGATTAGTTAATTGCATTTCCATTAGATAGGGTTTTTTGGTTCATTAAATTTTGTGTAAAGAATAACGCTTCACGAACTGGATAAGTATCCCATAGCTCTACTAAAGCTTTCATTAGGATCAAATTGTTTTGTGAATAGTTGATGTTGTGGATGATTTTAGCAACGAACAATCTTTGTTCCTGCTCATCCCATTTTGAAAAATCACTCATAGTTTTGGTGTTTTGATTTATAAAATATTGATTAGGTTTTGTATATCTGTACTAACTAATTCATCTACATCGGATTGGTCTTGGATAGATGCTATGCCGTGCATAACAGTACTATGATCCCTACCAAACAAATCTCCAATAGCTTTAAGCTTTAACTTAACTCTAATTCTAATTAAGAACATAGACATATGCCTAGCCATTACAATCGTTCTGTATCTTTTCTTACCTCTAATTTCTTCATTAGTGATATTGTAATAGGTACATACCTTGGCAATGATTTCGTTAGCAACTGCTTCTCTTTGTCTTGGGTTTAGTTTAGTTCTACGAACTGATGGTATAGCCCAGTAGTTTATTTCTCTATTCTTGATGTTCATAGATGGAGTTTTTAAGTTGTTCAATCTTCTTTGCGTAAAAGGCCTCTATAATCTCAATCATCTCCTCATCAGCCTTGGCCAAACGAGTTTTTATTAGGTATGGAGAATAGCCAGTAACCTCACAAATCTTTTTTATATCGCCATACTTAAGTAAGGCACGATAATCTCTAATCAGCATTTTTTAGTTTTTTATATAGTTTATAATGTCTATCAATGGAACGCATAGCTCCTTCAATAGATGTGAAATAATCGCCTCTCCAGTAGTAGAACTTATCAAGGGGTTTTTTGGAATCCCAATGGATAAACATACCACGATAGAGGTAATCCTTTTTGATCCTTTGGGCATCAATGGTCACCATGAAGTAATCACGAAGGCCTTTTTGTTTTAGATGTGATGGGGTTGGGTGCACGATTGCAGATTTTATTTTGTTATTGAATATCTTGTTTCGTTTATTTCGATTATAGGATCAGTTTTTAAGCCACTAGAGATGTTTACAAATCTTTCATAAGCTTTAATCTTATCGTAGCTTAAGCTATTCTCTACGAATAGGTCATCTTTCTTAGTGTAATAAATTTTTGCTTGTGTTACAGGATTTGTTTCAGTAACGAAATCGAATTTTGCCATGTTTTAAGGTTTTTGTTGGTGTTAAAAATATCCCTACTCCCATTGGGATAACCCACTAACGATTATAATTTATTAATTAGTAGGGATAGTACTTTATGTGTTAGGGTAAATCTTATTAAGTTTTTGATGCCTTTGGAAATAGGTCTGCATTCCATTGTTATTGACCTGGCTCATTACATTTTCGTAATAAACAGGATCAAGGAAGGTTTTTGCTTCGTAGTTGTAGTACACCTGGTCACCACGACTAAAGTTTTTGCCTGTCAGACTGCATCTGCAATCATACTTGGCGGTGATTAATTCGAAATTCATAGATGGGTTTTTTGGTTAGTTTATTTTAATGGTATTACATAATAACTATCTAATTCATCTTCTCTATCATCACCATCAATTTTAGGGAATTTACAATATAGAAAACTCCATCCATCCTCATAAGAATTAAATACTTGATTTGTGAAACAGTGATTGTCAGCCCAGTCAACGATAATAAATTTTTTCATGGTGTTTTTGTTTTGTTTGGTAAAATTAAGAAGTTTTTGGTATTATTTAAGATTTTTATAGGGATTTTTGTTAAAGAAATCATAAAAGATTTTTGCTATCCCTTACTAGATTTTTGTCCGCCTGGGATTTTTAGCAAGTTTTTGCCATGGATTTTTGGGAAATTTTTAGGCATAATAATCCAATGAGGTTTTTGTGGGGTTTTTGGGCATAGTTATACTATGCCTTTTCAAGCCCATTTCAAACCATTAAAATTGAATTTGAATTATGATCCGTTAAGAGGCTAAATGTTCGCCCTGTCTTAACTCTTTAATCCTTTGCTCCAATGCATCGATATTATAAGATTGGAACGCAATACCACCCCCATATTGTTTGTTATGGAATTTCCTTCCGCCAATCTTACGACCTAAAAAAAGGGCTCTTTCATAGCTTTCAGCTATTTGCAAAAAGTGTACGACATAGCGAGGATTTCCGTTAATGTCGTTGTTGATTCGTGTAAACATTTGTTTTGTGTTTTGATGATAAATTAGAGCCCTTTCGCAATCGAATGCCACGCCTTAAGCGAAGGGCTGAAGGTTTATATAACCTCAATAGTTCCCCCATCCCAAAATTCCCCATTTAAGTACCATTTGCCCTTCTTTTGGCAAATAGAAACATTTGGCAAACCGTTTAATCTTTCTTTTGTTGTTCTAGAAAACCATCCGCAATTTGATATAAACAATTTCCCTTGTATCTTATGTGCTATTAGGTTTCCGTGCAAAAATAGGTTGGTAACCTCTCCACCAGCCTTAACGATTGTATTGTCTTTACTGAATTGCAAATCGTTAATAAAAGCGTTTACGCTTTGTTGTGTAATCTTTTTCATGTGTTTTTATTTAATTGTTCTTTTAAAATATTTTGTACTAAAATCCACCACCTTTTTTACTAATTCATTATCACATTGCTGATAGATAACTTTATCATTATTAAACTCTATACCATTATGCTCAACTCTAAAATATAAATCATGTAAACGATTAATACAAAGCATATGAACATCATATCCGTGTTTATTATATATCGTGCCTTGATTTATTTTAATATTACTCATTTGGTAATGTATCGCAATAGTGTTACAAAGCTCTTTAATCGCATTTAAGTTTTCATTTGATTTTATGGCTTCCTGATTATCAGGTAATAAATCCTCAACCATTTTTTGAATATTTTGCATTTTGTTTTTGTTTTTTATTTATTAATTAATCTTGAAATATAAAGGCTTCAACATATAAATCTATTGCTTTATCTATTGAGTCATCTTGTGATAATTTATTAGAACTCAATTTGCATTTAGTTAATCTATTAAAAATTTCAGTTAAATGAATGCAAGGGGTTGCAAATTCATAAAGAACATTTGAAGCGTCTTGATGGAAATTTAATCCTACGATCTCCTCATTTAAGTATGTTATAAAAACGCATCTATCATAATCTCTTTGTTTAATTACTTTTAAAATAGTGCCATCGATATTTCTTTTTATTGCTTCATATTCTTTATCAATTATCCAACTCCAACCGTTTCCGATATGATAATAAGTAATACCAAATATTTGAACCTTTGGTGAATAGTTTGTCAATATTTCGCCTTCTTCTTCAAATGACTCCTCAAATAAATCTAACTCATTGATTATCAATAGTCATTTTAGCTTATAATTACCATTATGTTAAATACGAAGCCATTCGTAAGCCTTTT